TTTCTCAAAAACATCGAATTCTACATTCGACTCATGGCCGTCACGTGCGGCGTCCCCCTCTTCGAGTTTGACCTCAATGGTGAACAGCCCAGTGGTGAGTCACGCCGTAGGGCGTCGAGCCGCCTCAACAAGCACGCCCGCAAGGTCAAGCGGGCGCTCGGCCAGTCGCACAAGACACTCGCTGAGACCGTACTTGGCACCCTCGGCATTGACGCGATCGCCGAGGTAACCTTTCTCCCCACTGAGACTGAGACTGATAAGGACGGCCTCGAGCTTGTATCGGTCAAGGTCAAGTCCGGCGTGCCGGTCAAGGTGGCCCTGCTCGAGGCGGGCTACACTACTGAGCTCGTCGACACCTGGTACCCCGATGGCGAGCCGAACCTTACCCCCGAGCTCTTGCAGATTGTCGCCGAGGTGCTCGGCAAGCTCGGTCAGGCCAGCACGCTCGGGGTTATCACCGACGTCGAACTTGCCGCCATGCTGCCAACCATTCTCACCGGAGCTAAAGGCGAAGGGCCGACCGTCGAGGCTGGCGCTGAGCTCCCAGTCGTCGCCCCCGACGCCATCGACCCAGCCGTCGTCAAGGCGCAAGCCGACGCGCTCGGTGCTCTCGTTCGTGCCGGTGCCGACCCACAAGAGGCAGGCGCCTTTCTCGGGTTTGCCGGGGTATCCTTCCCCAACGTGCCGTCGACGGTGCGCGTGCCTGAGACCGACGCGGTGGCCCTCGAGGTCAAGTAATGACCCTCGAGACCGACCTCGCCAGGCTCGAGGCAGCCGTACTCAAAGGGGCACCGGCCGCCTTCGTGGCCAAGGTCGACGACATCAGGCGCCGGGTGGCGCTTGGTGCACCGAGCGCCGAGCTCGAAAAGCTAGCCCGCTCGTTGGTTGCTCCCAAGCTCGAGGCCGTGCTGACGAAAGCAGCAGGGCAGGCGGGCCTCTACGGTGTCAATAGCTCGCTCGCCACCGTCGGCGAGAGCGCACGAACTAAGCCGGTAAAGCCGAGCAAGGGCGTGCGTAAGCTCATTGAGGATTTAGACAAGTCGGGCTCCGTCGCCGTCGGCGTCACCCGCAAGCTTATCTCTGGCGGGGCTGAGCCAGACGCCTACCTCGCCCCGCTCTACGGCCACGCCAACGCAATCAAAGCACGCGCCACCGATGTCGTTAACCGCGCCGGCAACGAGGGCGTCACGTCGATCGCCGACGAGCGAGGTCAGCCGACCGTATGGGTCGCCGAGACGAATGCGTGCGTGGTGTGCTTGGCCTACTCAGGCGTAGTGGTCAAGCCCGGCGACTCTTTCCCCGGCGGCCTCACTTATGGCGCTAAGAGCTACTTTCCCAATGCCATCGAGACCCCGCCTCGGCACGCAAATTGCAGATGCCAAGTCGAGCTTTTAGTCAGTCAAGAGTATGCCGACGCACTACGGCGCGAGGCCGACCGCTCGGTACTTCGAGGCTTTAGCCTTGAGAGCGAAAGCATGGGAACGCGCATCGACGCAGCTGACCGGCTCATCGGCAAGTCGGTCAGCGCACCCAAGAGTGTCGTCGCCTATTCCAAGCGCGCCGTCAAAGCTGGCCGCTTTCCCGATCGCGGGCGCGCTTCTGGCGATCGATGAGATTCCGGCAAGGCTTGCACATCCTCGCCCCGTTTGAGCGCGTAACGTATTCGTGCCCTCGGGGGCAATGGGTCTTTGCCTTGTTGATTGCAGTTAGAGTATTGCCGCGTAACACATTCTCGCCCCGACTGACCGGCTCTAGGTGGTCCGGATTACAGCACGCGCGATTGCGGCAAAGGTGGTCAATTACCTCACCTTCCGTAAGTGGTCCGACAAGCGCGATCCAAGAGCTTCGGTGCGCTGTCGCGGCTAAGGATGACTTGAAGTTGCCATACCCATCGGGCCTAAGCGCACCCAGAAAGGGCCAGCATGCATCAGGCCCTCCGGTCATGTCGACCTTCAAGGCGAGTCGATCCAGTACGGGTTTGGCTGTATACATTGCAGTCCCCTTGCGTGTTGTGGTCTTTCCATTCTAGCATGGACTCACTACACGCGGGCGCTAGGGCGGGATGCTATCATGGCGGCCATGACACTCACCCCCGAGCAAGAGGCCGAGGCTACGCGACTACGCGAGGCCGAGGTCGAGGTGCTCATCGCAAAAGCCCAAGACCCCGACGACGACTATGACGGCAGTGACGCAATGGCTCACCCCGAGGGTGACGCATGACTTGGTCACCGCTAGTAACAAGCGTTAGTGAGACTAGCGACCGTAGCGCTCGCACTCAAAGCGTCAAGGGTGTCGTGCTACATCACGCCGCGACGACAAGCCTTAGCGGCATCCTTAGTCTCTTCCAGCCTGGCGGCCGCACGGTCTCGGCGCACCTAGCGGTTAAGGACGGGCAGCGCGTCGGCGCCGTGCCTGAGCAATTCCGAGCATGGTCTCTAGGGTCGCCCTACTGGGACTCGTGGGCAATGACTGTCGAGTGCGCCAACGAGTCGTCCAACGGATGGACGATCAGTGCCGCAAGCCACGAGAGTCTAGCGCGTCTCGTTGCCGATTGGGCACGCCGCTACAAGTTCATTCCGCATCGCTCAGGAGACCCCCGCACGTGGACGGTACTAGGGCACCGAGAGGTGTACTCAATCCACGGCGATAGCTACGCGACCGCGTGCCCCGGCGGCATGGACTTAGACCTAATCGCTAGGCGCGCACGATCGCTAATGGCCGGCGCATCCCCCGCCGGCGTACCTCTCGAAATCAAAGGAAACCCCGTGAAAGTTATCTACAAGACCACGACGCAACCCGGCAGCCTACCCCTTTGGGCGCTCGCCGACGATGAAGCGATCGACCCGGCCGCGGCTGGCTTTGTCGAGACGCGCGACACGAACGTTGTCTCTGACCAGTGGGCGCCGCGCTATGGCGGATTCATCGGCAAGAGCTCCACTGAGTTCGCCGCCTTGCGCACCAAGTACCGAGCCCCTCGCACCAACGCACCGAGTGGCGGGGGCAGCATGACCGACGAGCAAGTCGATACGCTCGCCACTAAGCTCGGCGCTGCGCTCAAGGTGCCAACGGTCGACGACATCGCCAAGGCCGTCGTGCGCGAGCTCAAGCTACCCGGCAACTAGTAACAACCAACCCCCGAAAGAAAGAGAACCGCAATGTACTCACTGGATAACCGCCACTCGCTCGCCCTGCCGTACTGGGCTCGTCCCGGCCTGATGTCGTTCGCCAAGCCCGCCGACGGTGGAGGTGGCAACGACGACGAGGATGACGACGAGGATGACGAGGACGACGACGACGATGACGACGACCCCGATGAGGGCAAGACACCCGAAGAGCTCGCCACTGAGCTCAAGGCGGTGCGCAAGTCTCTTGAGAAAGCTAACGGCTCAAGCGCCAAGCGCCGGGGCAAGCTGCGTGAGCGTGAGCGCGAGCTTGACGAGCTGCGTAAGGCAGCCCCCAAAGGCAAGAGCAAGAGCAAGGATGACGACGACGACGATGACGCGCCCGACGTCGAGTCCATCCGCTCGACAGCTCTAGCCGAGGGCAAGAAAGAGGGCGAGCGACTCGTCAAGGCGGCCAAGGTGGAGGCCGGACTTACCCGTGCCGGTGTCACCGAGACCAAGGCGATCGCTCGACTCGTGCGGATGATCGAGCTCGACGACCTCGACCTCGACGACGACGGCACCCTCGACGGCCTCGACGACGCGATCGACGAGCTCAAGGCAGACATGCCCGGCCTGTTTGGCTCGACTCGCAAGCGGCGCTCAGTGGCGGGCGACGCCGACGACGGCAAAGAGAGTAAGTCAGCCAAGGGCAAGAGCGCCAGCGAGCGCCAGGCGGCCTCGCTTATGGGCAAGACTAGCTAAGTACCACCATGAGGGTCGCCTTGTGCTACCCTCATGCTCAAGGGTCGCCTTGACCCCGCGCTCGTGATGAGCTCGCCCGACAAAAGTTGGACGATCGACTCATTGCCACCGTGGCAGAAAGGCGGCCCTTTACTATGGCTCGCAACACACTAGAGGCTTGGCTGCCAGAAGAGCCGAGCTCAAACGTTATTACTCGACTCGGCCAGACAAGCGTCGCCGAGACTTCGCTCAAGTCAATCCCGATGACCACCGAAACCAAGTCGACGCCTCGCAGCGCTGGCATGGGCGTCGAGGTCATCCCCAAGGGTGGCGCTTATGGCGAAGACGAGTCGCTCAACGACTCGATTCTGATGACCGCTCGCAAGTTCGGCAAGGCGCTGCGCATTGCAGAAGAGGACATCGACGACAGCATCGCCGACGTGCTCACGAGCAAGAAGACCGACTGGGTTTCCTCGTTCGGCATCCTGCTCGACAACGCCGTGTTCGCCGTTACCGCGGCTGAGAACGGTGGCACCGTGCCATTCACGAGCATCTACAAGGCGCTCGGCACAGCCAACGCAGCGACCTCCTACGTCGCCGACGCCAACAAGATCGCCACCGTCGGCGCTCTGACCTACGACGACATTAGCGACCTCGCTTCGCTCGTCGAAGAGGGTGGCTTCCACGACGCCAGCCGTGCGCTTTTCGTCGCTCACCCGAGCGTTAAGGGTCAGCTTCGCAAGCTCAAGGATGGCAACGGGGAATACATCTTCACGCCAAACCCTCGTATCGGCGATCCCGACACGTTGTTCGGCTACCCGCTCAAGTGGTCCAACGGGCTCAAGACGTCGGCAACGGCGACGAGCGCACCCGGCGGCGCCGGTGGGCTTAAGGGCGTAGCCGGTAACGCACTGATCGCTTTCGGCAACACCGACTTCGCCTACATCGGCAAGCGCTCCGGCCCCGAGTCCGTCGTTATCGACGGCCGCTCAGGTCTCTCGGCACTCACTGATGAGACGATCCTCAAGGTGCGCGCTCGTCGTGCGGCAGCCCTCGCGCACGAAAAGGCGTGGGCCATCCTCGAAATCTCCACCGCGATCTAATTCGCCTAGGCGGGGTCGGCAACGGCCCCGCCTTCCCGCCACCAAGCATCACGAGAGGATGAGTTCATGGCACGCAAGAGCACCAAGGCCAAGGTCGAAAAGACCGAGGTTGCCGACGGCACCCCGGCAGAAGAGGTCGCCGACCGCTCGGCCGACGTCGAGGTTGACGAGAGCACCGAGCACGTCAAAGAGTTCGTGCTCGGCCCCGGCAACTATAGCGAGGCCAACGGCTACAACCACGACGCCAACAAAAGCGCCACTCGCCAGTACATGATTAGCGCGGGCTTGCGCCCCGTTGGTGATGTCAAGCACGTCAGCACCAAGACCCACGCCGACGGCAAGAGCAAGGTGCTCAAGTACAGCGTGACCGCCGTGCCGGCGCACCTTGCAACCGACCCAGAGGTCGCCCACGCCGAGGTTATCCAAGGCACCGGCGACACCTCACAGACCGACGCTAACTAGCGTCACCGAGCGGGTAGGCGATTCTTCGGGGGGTCGCCTACCCTACCCTCAACGAAAGGCTCGACCGTGGCTCTCTGGGCAACCATCACCGATATCACCGACGTCACCGGCAAGACGGTCGACGAGCTCACGCGCAACCTTGCCGCGTCGGCGATCGAGCTACACACCGGAGCTATCGAGTCGGTGCCTCGGGTCGACATGTCTCGACGCGATGCCTACTGGCTACGTCAGGCCGTATGCTTCCAAGCTGCGTGGCTGGCACCAACCCCCGACTACCTTGAGCGCAACGACATCAAGACGGCCAGCCAAGACGGCGCTAGCGCCTCGGGCGGCCCCGACTGGATGACGCTAGCACCCCTCGCTCGCAAAGCCCTCAAGCGCCTCTCTTGGCGCGGTACGCGCACCGTTCTCACCGGGCGACCCAGCGGACTGCTCGGTACAACCGACGCGCTCGCCGAGGGTCAAGACGCCCGCCAGGCTTGGCAGCCACTGTGAGCGCCAACGTAATCGCCACGACCACGGCGGCCATCTACCGGGGCACGATGGCCAACGGCCTCGGCGACACCGTCGACGACAACACGACGCCAGTCGTCGGCCTCGAGGCTTTCTCCCTCTCCCTCATCGAGAAGTCTCGCCGCGTGCAAGATCCGGCCTCGGGCATTTGGCGCACCGTGCGTTACTCGGCCGGTC